ATGGCGGGGAAGAATGAGGCGGGCCCGGTGCGGCGCTTTTCAGGCAAGGCGAGCGACGCGCCGGACCGCATGCTGAAGGTGCAGCACAGTCAACGCGGCGCGGCGGGGAGCGGTGCGCAGCTACGGGCCGTCCGCAAGGATGGATGGACGGCGGAGCGGCGCAAAATCTTCATGGAGACGCTGGCCGCCACCTGCAACGTCAGCGAGGCGGCGCGGGTCGCGGGCAAGAACCTGTCGAGCGCCTATTATCAGAAGCGGCGTGATCCGGGCTTTGCGCGGGAATGGGCGCAGGCGCTGAACATCGGTTATGCCGAACTGGAGGCGCTGCTGTTGCGCCAGTCGCTGTTCGGCACCGAGGAAGAAGAGGTGACGCTGGACGCGGAGGGCATGGTGAAGAGCCGCAAGGTGAAGCGGGGGCATCCCAATGCCGTGGCTGTCCGGCTGCTGGTGCAGCATCGGCGTGAGGCGGGCGACAGGCGCTCTGCCGACGAGGCGGATCGGCCGGATGGCGAGGATGCGGTCGAGCGGTTGCGCAAGGCGCTGGAGATGGTGCGGGAGAGGAGTGGGGTGGGGTGAGATGAGGTTATTTTTACCCGTCATATCGGCGGGAGGCTGCATCTGGATTGGGATGGGCGGTCGCCTATGAGATCCCAGCTTTCGCTGGGATGACGGGGTTGGAGTGGATTGCGAACGCCGCACAGCCGACCCCGCTGCGACTAAGCCTCACCTGCGGTTCGGCAAGTCTCGCTCCCCTCCCGCTTGCGGGAGGATCGATCAGAGGCACGTGACTTTGATCGAGGGGTGGGCTGGCGCAATGTCGGAACTTGGCCGTTAGCCAACAACTCTACCGTCATGCCGGCCTTGAGCCGGCATCCCGCTTCTTCTGATCGGCAATGTTAAGCGGGATCCCGGATCACCGGGGTGACGAAGCTGTTTGAGATTATCGACCCGTTTCCGGCGCGTAGCGCAGGTGGAGGAGGGGGTAAGGGCGGCCTTGACCGTCGCGGTCGGAGCGGCCGGTACGGGCGAAGCCCATGCGTTCGTAGAAGGTGAGCGCGCCCTCATTCTGTTCGTTCACGTCGGTGGTCATGGCGGGATGGAGCGCGAGGCCATGTTCGACGAGCGAGCGGCCGACGCCTTTGCCGTGCCAGTCGGGATCGATGAAGAGCGCGTCCATGTGCGTGCCGTCGATCAGCATGAAGCCGACGGCGCGGTCGTCCGCGTCGGTAGCGAGCCAGGCGGCGGATTGGGGAAGGAAAGCGGACACTTCCTGATCGATCGCCTGGCGATCGGTGGCTTCAAGAAAGTCATGGGTCGCATCTACGGCGCGGCGCCAGATGTCGAGGAGGCGGGCGCCATCGGCGGCGCGGGCGGGACGGATAGAGATCATGGGCACGCATATAGCGACGAAGCGGCGCGAACGAAGGGGCGGGCGACGGAACAAAGGCTGAGCGCGGCGAGGGGAGCAAGGCCAAATGGGTGGCATTTCGGATTTTGAGCGGCTGGCGACATTGCCGGACGAGGCGCGTGAGCGGGTGCTGGTCGGGCTGAATGGCGCGGCGGCGCAGGCCCTGGCGCATGATTGGGAGTGGCTGGCGCGGCCGGAACAGCTTGCTCCCGCCGGAGATTGGCGCATCTGGTTGATGATGGCGGGGCGCGGCTTTGGGAAGACGCGGGCCGGGGCGGAGTGGGTGCGCCATATCGCGGAGGGCGACGGGACGGCGCGGATCGCGCTGGTCGGCGCGACGCTGGGCGAGGCGCGCAGCGTGATGGTGGAGGGGCCTTCCGGCCTGCTGGCGGTTGCGCCATGGTGGAACCGGCCCGTCTTCTCGCCCGCGTTGCGGCGGCTGATCTGGCCCAATGGGGCTATGGCGATCCTTTTTGGTGCGGCGGAGGCGGAATCGCTGCGCGGGCCGCAGTTCAGCCATGGCTGGGCCGACGAGATCGCCAAATGGCCGAATGGGGAGGCGGCTTGGGACAATTTGATGATGGGGATGCGATTGGGAACGCGCCCGCGCCTGTTGGCGACCACGACGCCGCGCCCGGTGCCGTTGGTGCGCGGGCTGGTGGCGCGGAGTGGCGCTGACGTTGTCGTCACGCGCGGGCGAACGGCGGACAATGTCGCGAACCTGGCGGAAGGCTTCGTGGCGGCGATGGAGCAGAATTATGGCGCGACGCGACTGGGGCGGCAGGAACTGGACGGCGAGCTGATCGCCGAGGTTGAAGGCGCGCTCTGGACCCGCGATCTGCTGGAGCGGTGCCGGGTGGTGCATGTGCCGGGGCGCGAGGATGGCGAGGCGTTGCTGTCGCGCGTGGTCGTGGGCGTCGATCCGCCTGCTTCGGCGCATGGCGATGCGTGCGGGATCGTCGTGGTGGGGCTTGGGCCTGATGGGCGCGCTTATGTAATTGCCGATGCGAGTGTCGAGAAGGCGACGCCGGAAGGATGGGCGCGCGCTGTCGCTTATGCGGCGGCTCTACATGGGGCGGATCGGGTGATTGCCGAGGCCAATAATGGCGGGGCGATGGTGGAGAGCGTGCTGCGCGCGGCGGAAGCGGCGCTGCCGGTGCGGCTGGTGCATGCGAGCCGGGGAAAGGCGGCGCGGGCTGAGCCGGTCGCGGCACTGTATGAGGCCGGACGGGTGCGGCATCGCGGGGCTTTCTGGGCTTTGGAGGATGAGATGTGCGGGCTGGTGGCCGGCGGCGGCTATGTGGGACCTGGAAGGTCGCCGGATCGGGCGGATGCGTTGGTGTGGGCGCTGACGGAGTTGATGCTGGGGCGGCGCGGGGATGCGCGGGTGCGGGCGGTTTGAGGAACCGCGCCGCACGGCACTGCGTATTATCCTGGGTCAATTTTCCGAGGAGTGAAGGCAAATGAAGCTGGCCAAATTCATGATGATAGCTGCTGGCGCGACGCTGGTTGCGACGCCGGTCATGGCTGCCTCCCTCAATGGCAAGGAACGGGCCCGGGTGGCTCGGGCAGCACCGCGTGACCGGGATGAGGTGCGCTATTGCCTGTTGCAGGCGAAGAAGGGGCGGGATCGCGGGACGGTGATTGGCGCGGCCGGTGGTGCTGGCGTTGGGGCGCTGGCTGGCGGGAATTTGGGTGAGTCCTTGCTGGCGGGCGCTGCTGGGGCTGTGGCTGGGCGTGTGATCGGGAAGAGTGAGGGGACGAACGCGGCCTGTGATCGGGTGTTGGCGCGGAATCCGTAGGGCGGTTCCCCTCTCCAAGTTTCGCTAGGCGGCTGTTGGCCGCCGAGTTTCACTGTCCTCTCCCCCCTCAAGGGGAGAGGATTTTTTGTGGCGGGGTGTTTCCATGAAATTTTTTGGGGCGAAGGCCGTGCGTTCGGGCGCGCGGCCGGTGTTGGCGCGTGCCTGGGGATCGGGTGCGGTCGCTTTGGGCGAATGGCCAGCTTCCTATGAGGCGCAGGTGCGCAGCGGCGTGATCGGCAATCCGGTGGCGCAGCGTGCGTTGCGGCTGGTGTCGGAGGGGGCGGGCGCGACGGCTCTGCTGGTGAATGGAGTGGAGGAGGGGGAGCGCGGGCGCGTGGCTTCTCTGCTGACGCGCTGTTCGGCGGGGCAGGGGCTGGTCGAGACGCTGACGAGCCATTTGCTGCTTCATGGCAATGGCTATGTGCAGGTGATGGCGGGCGCGGACGGAAAGCCGGGCGAGCTTTATGCGCTGCGGCCCGAGCGGGTGAGCGTGGAGGCGGACGCGCGAGGGTGGCCTGCAGCCTATCTCTACCGGGTGGGCGAGAGCGTGACCCGGCTGCTGCCCGAGGATGGGGCGGGGCGGGCGTCCATCCTGCACCTGAAGGCGCTGCATCCGCTGGACGATCATTATGGGCTGGGCTGCGTGGGCGCGGCGGCCGGGGCGGTGGCGATCCACAATGCGGCGACGGTTTGGAACAAGGCTCTGCTGGACAATGCGGCGCGGCCTTCGGGGGCCATGGTCTATGATCCGGGCGACGGGTCGGTGATGTCGCCCGAGCAGTTCGAGCGGGTGAAGCGGGAGATGGAGGGGGCTTTCTCCGGCGCGGCCAATGCCGGGCGGCCGATGTTGCTGGAGGGCGGGCTCGATTGGAAGGCGATGAGCCTGACGCCTGCGGAAATGGATTTTGTGGGGCTGAAGGCGGCGGCGGCGCGGGAGATTGCGTTGGCGTTCGGGGTGCCGCCGATGCTGATGGGTCTGCCGGGCGACAATAGCTACGCCAATTATCGCGAGGCGAACAAGGCGCTGTGGCGGCAGACGATCCTGCCGCTGGTGGCGAAGATCTGCGGCGGGCTGGCGCAGGGGTTGCAGGGATGGTGGCCCGAGCTTTGCCTGTCGGCGGACCTGGATGCGGTGCCGGCCTTGTCCGAGGAGCGCGCGGCCCTGTGGGAGCGGGTGGCTTCGGCGGATTTTCTGACCGCGGACGAGAAGAAGGCGATGCTGGGAATTTTATCGAAGGCGGGAGGCGGGTGTCATGAAATATGATGGCGAGATGCTGGCGCGGCTGGTGGCGCAGGCCGAGGGCGCGCCGGGGCAGATGGACATGGTGATGATCCGCGCGCTGATCGAGGAGGCAAGCGAGCTGGGCGCGGGGCGGGCGCTGGAGCGGTTGGGGCTGGCCGATCGGAGCGCGGAAGGGGATGTGCGGGAGTTGCGCGAGCTGCTGTCCGCCTGGCGCGATGCGAAAAAGGCGGCGCGCGGGGCGGTGGTCAGCTGGGCGGTGCGGATCGTCATGGCGCTGGTGCTGCTGGGCGTGGCGGTGAAGGCGGGGCTTACGGACATGGTGCGCGGATGAATGAGGATTTGCGCTTTGCCGGTTATGCGGCGGTGTTTGACCGGGTGGATCATGGCGGTGACGTGGTGCGGCCAGGGGCGTTCGCTGGCGTGGCGGCGGGGGTGCCGTTGCTGTGGCAGCATTCGCCGGGCGAGGCGATCGGCACGGTCGAGCGGGTGGAGGAAGACCGCCATGGGCTGCGCGTGATCGGACGGGTTTCGGGACGGACTGGCGCGGGGAGGGCGGCGGCGCGTGCGTTGAAGGATCGCGCGGTGGATGGCTTGTCCTTCGGCTATCGGGTGCGGGAGGCTCGGGGAGCTTCGCCGCGCGAATTGCTGGCGCTGGAACTGGTGGAGGTGAGCGTGGTGACGCACCCGATGCAGCCTTTGGCGCGGGTTATTGCGGTGGAGGGGTAGGGGCAATTGTTGCAGCGCCCTGAGGGCGCTCCCCTCCACCGCCTTTGGCGTTGAAGAGAGTCACGTGCCTCTCTTCAAACCTCCCCATCTGTCGAGGGGGAGGGTTTATTCGGGCGGTCCTTTGGGAGCGCCTTTTTTGTTTCTAAGCGAGGAGTGGTTGATGACGGACCAGTTGGAAGCGAGCTTTGATGCAGTGGTGCAGGGTGAGCGTATCGAGGCGCTCGAGGGGGAGATTGCGGCGCTGAAGGGCGCGCTGATCCAGCAGCAGCGGCCGGCGCTGGACGGGGTGAAGGGCGGGGCGTTCGATCCCAAGCGCGCCGCTTTTGTCGAACGCTATCTGCGGCAGGGGCTTGAGGCAGGCGTGGAGCTGAAAAGCTTTTCGGCCGCCAGTGGCGCAGCGGGCGGTTATGCGGTGCCGAGGGAGATCGACCAGATCATCGACGCGACGCTCAAGAGCATCTCGCCGATCCGGTCGATCGCCAATGTCGTGCGCACTGGCACGGCAGGCTATCGCAAGCTGGTGACTTCGGGCGGTATCGTGTCCGGCTGGGCGAGCGAGACGGGTTCGCGGGCCGAGACGGGAACGCCCAGCTTCAACGAGATCGTGCCGCCATCGGGTGAGCTTTACGCCAATCCGGCGGCGAGCCAGGCGATGCTGGACGATGCGCAGTTCGATGTCGAAGGCTGGCTGGCGGGCGAGATTGCGCGTGAATTTGCTGCGGCCGAGGGCGCGGCCTTCGTCAATGGCAATGGCACGAACAAACCCAAGGGCTTCCTGACCTATACGACCACCAATGAGGCGGACAGCGCGCGTGCCTTCGGTTCGCTACAATATGTCGCGTCGGGCGCGTCGGCGGGCTTTGCGGCGACGAGCCCGCAGGACAAGCTGATCGACTTGGTCCAGAGCCTGCGTGCGCCCTACCGTCAGGGGGCCGTGTTCGTCATGAATTCGGCGACGATGGCGGCCATCCGCAAGATGAAGACGAGCGATGGCGCGTTCATCTGGCAGCCTTCTTTGGCGGCCGGGCAGCCCGCGACGCTGCTGGGCTATCCGGTGGTCGAGGCCGAGGACATGCCGGATATTGCGGCGGGATCGCTGTCGATCGCTTTTGGTAATTTCCAGGCGGGCTATGTGATTTCCGAACGCAGCGAGACGAGCATCCTGCGCGATCCGTTCAGCAACAAGCCGTTCGTGCATTTCTATGCGGTGAAGCGGATTGGCGGCGCGGTGGCCAATTCGGAGGCGATCAAGCTGATGAAATTCTCGGCTTCGTAAACCCTCATCCAACTTCGCCTAGGCGGCTTGGCCGCCAAGGCTTCGTACCCTTCTCCCGTTCGCGGGAGAAGGCGTTGGGGGCGTCTTCGGGCGCCCTCCTTTTTGTTGGGAGGGTGGATGGTGCTGGTGCTGGTGCGGGAAGAGGCGGGGGTGCTTGGGGCGTCGCTTGACGAATTGAAGGAATATCTGCGGATTGGCGGGAGCGGGGAGGATGGGCTGCTGGAGCGGTTGCTGCGAAGTGCGACGGCTCTGTGCGAGCAGTTCGTCGGGCAATGGCTGATCCTGGGCGAGGCGCGGGCGACGGTGCTGGCAGATGGGGGCTGGCAGCGGCTGTCGGCCCGGCCGGTGGCGGCGATCCTGGGTGTGGAAGCGGTTGCGCCGGATGGCGAGGCGGTGGCGCTGGCGGCGGATGCTTATGCGATCGATATCGATGCCGCGGGCGATCGCTGGGTGCGCGGGCAGCCGTTGGATGGGCGGCGCGTGCTGAAGGTGCGCTATCAGGCCGGGATGGCCGAGGATGCCGATGGGCTGCCCGAGCCGATCCGGCAGGGAATCGTGCGGCTGGCGGCGGAGCATTTTTCGGCCCGCGAGAGCGAAGTGGCGACGCCGCCCGCCGTGGTCGGTGCGCTGTGGCGGCCCTGGCGGCGGATGCGGCTGACATGAATGTGGCAGTGCTGACGCGGCTCGCCGAGGCGCGGGCGGAACGGCGGCGGCGGGCTGTGGCCGAGGCGATGCTGGCGGCCGGGGTTGAAGAGGCGCGGATCGAGGGGGAGGCGGTGCGGCTGTCCGGGCACGGGTTGCTGCGGCGCTGGATGAACGACCTTGGGCTGCGGAGGCGGGGAGGGGTGGGCTATGAGCGCGGAAGTGGTGGTGCGGGCTACGGTGGTTGCGGCGCTGCGCGGCGATGCTGAACTGATGGCGGGGCTCAATGGCCTGTTTGATGGGCTGCCGGTGCGGGCGAGCGTGCCCTATGCGGTGGTGGGTGAGTGCATCGCTGGCGACTGGGGCGCGAAGGAACTGGAGGGACGCGAGTTGCGGCTGTCGATCAGCTTGCATGATGCGGGGGAGACGCCGGAGCGGCTGGCGGCGGTGCTTGGGCGGATTGATCCGGTGGTGCAGGGGGTGGATGCGAGCGCGGGAGGATGGCGGATTGTTGGCGTGCGGCTGATCCGGTCGAGGGTGATGAAGGCGCGCGAGAAGGATGGGTGGCAGGCGATGGTGGATTACCGGCTGCGGGTGGTGGCGTCTTGAAATAGCGCGAGGGTTAATCTCCCTTCGGCCTGTTCGAATAAGTCACCTGCCTCATTCGAAAGTCGAAGGCTGCGCGTAACGCCCTTCGACAGGCTCAGGGCGAACGGAGGTTGAGTGAGCGTGTCGCTCAACGCGTCCATTGTCGTGCGAACTGCGCATGCCTTTTCTCGACTGCGCTCGAAAGGAACAGATGTGGCGCTGACGGACGCGTTAGAACCTTAACCGCCAGGCTTGGAATAATCCTCGAATTCGCCGGTGATCTTGTCGACATATTCGGCGATCTGGTCGTCGGCGTCGGCCTGGGCATCCTTGTCCGACATGCCGCCGGACTTGTCGTCGGCGACGATGGCGGCGCGGAATACGGTTTCCTTCGCGCTGCACTTGGATTTTAGCGTGGATTGGAAGTCACTGAGAGTGGCCTTCTTGTCCAGCGCGGGCTGGATCTCTTTCGCCAGGCATTCCGAATAAGCCTTGCGGCCTGAGCCGACTGCGTCGCCGCTCTGCGGGGCAGCGGCCAGCATCAACATGAGGGGAGCTGCAACAAGCATTCAAACCTCTCCAAATCCCGATTCTGACACGGTTTATCTTACAGGAGAATGCTTCATGGGCGTGGAAAAAGGAAGTGCGTTTCTATTGAAAGTAGGCGATGGCGGGGCTCCGGTGGCCTATGCGACGGTGGCGGGCATGCGCACGACGCAGCTGTCGGTGAATGGCGAGGCGGTGAACGTCACGTCGAAGGATTCAGGCGGCTGGCGTGAATTGCTTTCGGGCGCGGGCGTGCGTTCCGTCAGCGTGTCGGCGGCGGGGATATTCACCGGGTCGGCGGCGGAAGTCCGCATCCGTAATCATGCGCTTGCGGGCACGATCGAGCAGTTTGAACTCAGTTTCGAGAGCGGCGAGCGGATGCGTGGGCGCTTCCTGGTGACGCGGCTCGACTATGCGGGCGATTATAATGGCGAGCGCAACTATGCGCTGAGCCTGGAAAGCTCCGGCCCGGTGGTGTCCGAATGAGCGGGGCGGTGAATAGCGCGAGGGGCGAGGCTGCGCTGGAACTGGGCGGCGAGACGCTGCGGTTGCGGCCGAGCTTTGCGGCTCTGGTGGCGGCCGAGGAGGAACCGGGGCCGCTGTTCGAGCTGGTCGATCGAGCGGCGGACGGGAAGCTGTCGCTGTCCGATATTGCGGCGCTGTTCTGGCATTGCCTGGTCGATCCGCCGGGTGGGCTGACGCGTGAGGCGTTGGGCGAGGCGATCGTCGAGGCGGGGCTGGCGAAGCTGTCGCCGGTGCTGCGGGGCATTCTCAAACAGATTTTGGGGGGGCGATGAGCTTTTTCAAAGCGGCGGCGCGGCTGGCTGGCGTCGCGGGATGGCTGCTGGGCTGGCGGCCGGATGAGTTCTGGCGATCGACGCCGGTTGAACTGGAGGCGGTGCTGCGCGCGGCGCGGGGCGAGGAGGAGCCGGATGTGGGGATGGATGTGGGGGAGTTGGAGCGGTTGAGGGCGGTGATGCCGGATTGAGGCTTGAGGTGGGCGCGTGGGGCCTGCCCCACCCCACCCCAACCCCTCCCCTCAAGGGGAGGGGCTTTTTGTGATTCCTGGAGGGTGGGATGGACGAGGAAATCGAGACGCTGGTGGTGCGGGTCCGGGCGGATACGCAGGGCTTGTCGCGCGATGTGGAGGCGATGCGGGGGGAGTTGGAAGGGCCGCTGGCTTCGGGTGCGGAGCGGGCGGGGCGGCGGATCGAGCAGGGGCTGTTGCGCGCGGTACGGAGCGGGCGGTTCGGCTTTGAGGAGCTGAAGCAGGTTGCGCTGTCAGTGCTGGAAGAGATTGCGGCGGGTGCGGTGCGATCGGGCGCGGGCAGCGTCGGGGGCGTGGGTGGGTCCTTGCTGACGCTGGCGGGGGCGGCGCTTGGGCTTCCGGGCCGGGCGACGGGTGGGCCGGTCGCGCCGGGGCGGGCCTATGTCGTGGGCGAGCGGGGGCCGGAACTGTTCGTGCCTACGGCCAGCGGACAGGTCGTCGCGCATGGCGGCGGTGGCGGACGCGATGTGCGCGTGAACATCGCCGTGCAGGGACGCGGCGAGGGATGGGACAATGCCCGGCTGCTGGCGCGGAGCGCGCGGCAGGTAGCGCGGGCGGTCAAGGGGGCGCTGAACGGATGAGTGGGCTTGGCTTTTGGCTGGCGGATGCGCGGCGGGGGCAGGAGGAGCGCTTCATGAAGCGCTTTGCCCCGACGCATTGGACCGTCAATTTTCCCCGGCCGGTGATGGCAAGCGTCGTGACCAGCGCGGCGGATGCGCTTCGGGTCGATGCGGTCTTTTACGGGTCGGGCGATCTGGCGGGGCTGATCTGGGAAGCCGAGGACAAGTGGAGTCATCCTCTACTGGCCTATGAAACGGCGCGGGATTTCCGGGACTGCGTGCTGCGGTTCCGTTGGCGCAGCGGGGGGATCAAGCGGCTGGATGAAGTGCATGGGCCGACGCTGACGATCGAGGGGCGCGATGCGGCGGGCAATCCGCGGTCCTGGTATGTGCGGCTGTGGAACTATGCCAGCGGATCGGCGGAAGATGCGCAGATCGTGCTGGATTTTTCCGCGATCAGTGGCGGCTTCCTGCTGCCGGGCGAGGCCGATCCAGTGTGGGCGGGCGATGTGGACCGGATGTTCATCTCGCTCGCGCCGCCCGGCTATGATGCGGGCAGCACGCCTTTTGCGGCGGGGGTAGAGGGCTGGGCGGAGCTTTCCGGGATGCGCTGCGACGGGGCGGGGTCCGTGCTGAGCGTCGGGGATGTGATGGTGCCCGAGCATGGGCTGTCGATGGCGACGGGCTATGACGATTGTTTCAACCAGACGCCGGAGCGGATCGTCGCGGCGATCCATGCGCTCGGCTATCGCGGCGACATCAATCATTATGTGGGGATGAGCCATTATTTCCGGCTCGAGCCGCTGGGCGGGGGATTTTACGTCAGCCTTGCCGGTGGCGTGCTGAATACGCCCTGCGCGGCCTGGCACGCGGACTTTGCGCGACGCTCCAAGGCGTTGGGGCTGGGGGTGATCTGGTCGCTATCCTATGAACTGCTGGACGCGCATTGCTGGAACGACTGGAAACAGCGGGCGGAGAATGGCGATCCGGCGCTGACCGGATGGGAGCCGCCATCGACCTTGCTGTCGCCCGCGCATGACGGGGCGATGAGCTATTTGCGGCTGGTGGCGGGCGCCTTTGTTTCCATCGGTTTGGGCGCAGGGATTCCGATCAAGTTTCAGGTGGGCGAGCCCTGGTGGTGGGTGATGCCTGCTGATGGGCGCATCTGCATCTATGATGATGCGGCGCGGGCGGCTTTTGGCGGGAGTCCGGTGTCTGTTCCCGATGTTCGCGGCGTGCTGAACGGGGCGCAGAAGGCGTTGCTGGATCAGGCGGGGGCAGTCCTTGCCGCATCGACGGCGGCGCTTTGTGCATGGGTGAAGGGGATCGCGCCAGACGCGGTGACGCATCTGCTGGCCTATCTTCCCACCGTACTCGATCCGCTGGCGCCAGAGGCCAAGCGGGCGAACATGCCGGTCGGCTGGGCTTCGCCTGCCTTCGATGTGCTGCAGCTGGAAGATTATGACTGGGTGACGGAGGGGCGGCCGAGCCGCACGGCGCGCGGGGTCGAACTGGCGACGGCGCGGCTCGGCTATCCGGTCGATGAGCAGCATTATTTTTCGGGTTTCGTCCTGCTGGCGGAGCATGTCGGGCAGTGGCGGCGGATTGCAGAGGCGGCGGAGGCGTCGGTGAAGCGCGGGACGGCGGCGACTTTCATCTGGGCGCTGCCGCAGGTGGCGCGGGATGGCTTCACCTGCTTCAGACTTCAGGGGGACGATAATATGCAAGCCTTTGATGATGTAGCCTTTCCGCTCAGCATTGGGCGGGAGGCGAGCCTGGCGCCGGCTTTTTCGACGCAGATCGTGGAGAGCCCTTCCGGGCATGAGCGGCGGAGCAGCGATTGGGCGGATGCGCGGCTGTCCTTCGACGCGGGGCCGGGGGTGCGGTCCGAGGCGGATATTGGCGCACTGATCGCTTTCTTCCGCGCGCGACGGGGGGCAGCGCGGGGTTTTCGTTTCACCGATCCCTATGATGATCGCAGCTGCGGGGTTGGCGCGGTGCCGGGGGCGCTCGACCAGCGGCTGGGAATTGGTGACGGGGTGCGGACCGAGTTTCCGCTGCAGCGCTATTATGGCGAGGGTGAGGAAGCGCAGGTGCGGCGCATCACTCGGCCTGTGGCGGGGAGCATCCGCGTGGCGGTGGATGGCGTAGAACTGACCGATGGCTGGAGCCATGCGGGGCTAGGCGTCATCGCCTTTGACGCGGCACCGGAGGAGGGCGCGGTGCTGACGGCGGGCTTTCGCTTCGATGTGCCGGTGCGCTTTGCCGAGGACCGGCTGGACATCAATCGCGCGACCTTCGCGGCGGGCGAGGCGCCTTCGGTGCCGCTGGTGGAGATACGGGAATGAGCGGGTGGGAGGCTTTGGAACAGCCGCTGGCGACGCTTGCTTTCTGCTGGCGGCTGGAGCGGCGGGATGGGGTGACGATTGGGCTGACCAGCCATGACGGCGATCTGGAGATTGGCAATGTCCGCTATCGTGCTGCGCCGGGCGTGATGCCTTCGGCGATCCGGAGTGGGATCGCCGCCAATGGGAGCGATGCCGATCTGCAGGGCGCGCTGGTGGCGGATGCGATCAATGAGGCCGATCTGATGGCAGGGCGCTGGGACGGTGCGGCGCTGGAACTGCGGCTGACGGAGTGGGAAGCGCCGGGCGAGATGTGGCTGCTGCTGGCGAAGGGGGAGATTGGAAGCGTTTCGCAGAAGGGCGGCGCTTTCACGGCGGAACTGGTGGGGGCAATGGCGGCTCTAAAAGCGCCGGTTGCGCCATCGACTTCGCCGGATTGCCGGGCGGCGCTGGGGGACCGGCAGTGCCGGGTCGATCTGGCGGGGCGGCGTAAGACCGTGGTAGTCGGGAGCGTCGATAACGTCGAGGTGAGCGTCTCCGGGTTGGTGGCGGGGGCCTATGCCTTTGGCACGCTGCGATGGATGACGGGTCCTAATGCCGGGGCGGTGCAGGCGGTGGTGGACAATGGCGTGGGCGTCCTGACGCTGGCCGACCCGCCGGTCTTTGCAGTGGAGGCAGACACGCTGGCGCTGCTGACCGAGGGGTGCGACCGGCAGTTGGAGACGTGCCGGAGCCGTTTCGCCAATGTCGTGAACTTCAGGGGCGAGCCCTATTTGCCGGGAACGGACCTGCTGACGCGCTATCCCGGCGCATGAACTGTACGATGGCGGACCGGATCGTGGCGGCGGCGCGCGATCTGGTGGGGGTGCGGTTTCGGCTTCATGGGCGCAGTACGGAACGGGGCGTCGATTGCGTGGGGCTGGCGGCGATCGTCTTGGCGCGGGCGGGGCATCGGGGGACTGCGCCGCGCGGATATGGGCTGCGGTCCGGGGATGGGGCTCTTGCGTGCGTATGGCTCTGTGAGGCGGGGCTGTCGGCCGTGCCCGAGGGCCGGGCTGGCGACCTGGCGCTCGTGCGGCCGGGACCGCTGCAATTGCATCTGATGATCCTGGTGCCGGGTGGGCATGTGCATGCTCATGCGGGGCTGGGGCGCGTGGTCGAAACGCCGGGGCCATCGCCCTGGCCGGTGATCGGTCATTGGCGGGTGAGACAGGAGGAGACATGGCGACTTTAGTGCTGACGGCGCTGGGCACGGCGATCGGCGGACCGTTGGGCGGAGCGATAGGCGGCCTGATCGGCAGCATCGACCAGGCGGTGCTGTTCAAGCCCAAGGGCCGCGAAGGCCGGCGGCTGAGCGACTTGCAGTTGCAGACATCGACCTATGGGGCGCAGATCCCCAAGCTGTTCGGGACGATGCGGGCGGCGGGATCAGTCATTTGGGCGACGGATCTCAAGGAGAAGAAGAACAAGAGCGGCGGCGGCAAGGGACGGCCGAGCGTCACCACCTACAGCTATTCCGCGAGCTTTGCCGTGGCCCTGTCGGCGCGCAGGGTGCGGGCGGTGCGGCGCATCTGGGCCGACGGCAATCTGCTGCGCGGTGCGGCTGGGGATTTCAAGACGGGGCTCAATGCGTTTCGCCTGCATCTTAGGGCCGAAGATCAGATCGCGGACCCGCTGATTGCTTCGGCGGAGGGGATCGACCGGACGCCCGCGCATCGCGGGGTCGCCTATGCCGTATTTGAGGACCTGCAGCTTGCCGATTATGGCAACCGTATTCCGTCGCTGACGTTCGAGGTTGAGGCGGATGAGGGGCCAGTGCCGATGGAGACGGTGGCCGCAGACCTCAGCGGGGGGTGGCTCGGTGCGGTAATTGGCGAAGCGGTTAGCGGCTTCGCTGCGGGTGGTGCGGATGTGAGCGATGCGATCGCGCCGCTGGTGGACGCGTGGGACTTGGCCTTCGTTGCCGATGAACAAGGGTTGCGGCTCGAGGGCACGAGCGCCGAGGGAGCGGCTGCTGAAATCAGCGCCGCTGCGCTGTGCGGGCGGGTGAACGGGCGATCCGTCGATCCTGTCGAGCAGTCCGGCGAGGGCGCGGACTCCGTGCCGCTGTCGCTTTCGCTGCGCCACTATGATCCTGCGCGTGATTACCAGGCAGGCGTGCAGCGCGTGAGCCGTCCGGGAACCGGGCGGGTGGAACAGGGTATCGACTTGCCCGTCACCATGTCCGGCGATGCCGCCCGGCAGCTGGCGGCGCGGCGGCTGAGCCATGGCTGGGCCGGGCGGGCGGCCATGACGCTGCGCTGCGGCTGGGACGCGCTGCGTCATGAAGCCGGAGATCTGGTGACGGTCGAGGGGAGATCGGGGCGCTGGCGGATCGAGGAGCGGGAATGGGAAGCCATGGCCGTGCGGCTAGCGCTGCGCCGGGTGCCGGGGGCAGGAGGCGTGCTGCCGACCGGGGCATCGTCCGGCGCGATCGTGCGGCAGGCGGACGCGCCGCATGGGGCTACGTCACTGATGCTCGTCGATCTGCCGCCGCTGCGAGAGGCTGCAGCCGTTGCGCCATTGATCGTTGCGGCCGCGAGCGGTGGGGAAGGTTGGCGAAGCGCGGCGCTGTTTGCGATGAGCGATACGGGCGAAGCTACTCCCGCCGGGCTCACCGCGCCGCGGGCCGTGATGGGTCAGGCGGATGAGGCTTTGGGTGACGGGAGTTGCACGCTGGTCGATACCACCAATACGCTTCACGTGACCCTGCTGGCCGCTGACATGGAGCTTGGCGATGCGGATGAAGCGGCGTTGGCGCAGGGGCGTAATCTTTGTCTTTTGGGGCGGGAGCTTCTGCAATTTTCCCGCGCTGTGCAGACCGGCCCGGCGAGCTTCCGGCTTGAAGGCTGCGGCGCGGGCTGTGCGGGACCGAATGGGCGGTGGCGGGGCACGCCGCTGGCGAGCGGTTCCTGTTGATCGAGGAGGAGCGGCTGGCGGAGCCTTTTGCTGGTCAGGGCAGCGGCGAGATTGGCGGCGGGCTGCGGCTGGCCGCAATCGGAATTGGAGACGCGGAGCCGGTTGAAGCCATGCTGACGGTCAGCGGCGAAGCGGTGACTCCCGCGGCGCCCGTTCATGTGCGCGCCGTGTCCGATGGCATAGGCGGATGGAACCTTAGCTGGACGAGGCGCAGCAGGAACGGGTGGCGCTGGATCAGCGGCGCGGATGTGCCGCTTGGCGAGGAAAGCGAGCGCTACGAGCTACGCGTGCTGAGCGGCGAGAGCCTGCTGCGCCGGGTGGAAACCACATCGCCAGCCTGGGCATATGATGCGGCGGCGACCGCTGAGGATGGCGGGGGAATGGTGACGGTCGAGATTCGACAGATCGGATCCTTTGCGCTGGGCCGGCCGGGGCGGATCGATCTGGCGCTTTGA